AAGGCATAAGATTAAATTATGGTGATTTTACAACAAATTAATAAAACTTCCATTAAGTGAAAGTATATGAATAAAATATTATAATGGACTTTGGGATTAGAAATGAAAACAGCAACTATTCAAGTTTTACAAAGTGAGAAGAAAGATTTACAAAGTGAAAATAAATTTGTAGTAACAGAATTTGATGAAGAGTGTATTGGTAATCCTGCAGCTGCCAATTCAATGATTACTTATACAGATTATTCTGAGAGGAAGAAAAATAGTAGGGTGACTTTATATAATACTTTAGAAAGAGCTGCAGAACATGTGAAAGAATATCAAACCTTAATGAAAACAAAATGAGAAATAATATGTATGATAGATTTAATTTAGAAGAAGAAATTCAGAATGTATGGCACACAAAAGAGGATTTGGATGCTATAGCAGAAAGAGTTTATGATGATCCAGATGGACCAATGACAGAAGATGAAATTGGAAATGTTTTGATTGGATTGAGTGAATTACATGAAACAAGATGTAAAAAATTATGGAAAGTTTTTGAAACAATGGTTCATGAAGAAGGTTTTGCTGAGAAAAATAATGACTAGAGAAAAAGTAAAACCGTTCAAGATTAAGAAAACACGCAAACTCTCTGAGGAACACAAAGAGAAATTACGAGAGCGTCTTGCTAAGATGAGGGCGAATAAGAAACCAGCAGAGTATAAGAACATTGCTAAATCAGTTCTTGCTCTTCCAGATGAAGATACCTATTCTTTTAAAAATGTTAAGGAATGGATCAAGGAAAATAAACTTCAGGTTTCTGCTCTTGGTCAACAGGCAAGAAGCTTGGGTAATGCACCAAAGGAAAAACAGGCAGCATCAAATCTCGCAGATTCTAAAAAGGCATACATTCGATATTGTGAGCACTATCTGAAACATGGTGATTGGATTGGAATATTCTCTGGAGCAAATGAGGAACACAAGGTAGTGCCGAAAGTGATTGCGATGGCATACACTCCTGATGGTATTCCAAAACGTACCGTAGGTTATTGGTATCCAGATATCGAAACGGTATGGACTAAGGAGATGCGCCATCGCTCAGCGAACAGGCTACATGCCATTACGGATAAACAATTTACCGCAAATTTATAATGAGTATATGTTCTAATTGTTATACAACAAAATTTAGACCAAAGAAAAAATACGAAGTTGGACATTGGTGGAATAATGAACCGTATTTGGCAGTAGTCTGCTCAGATAGATGTAAAGATGAACTTGAAAAAAGAGTTCAGGATAGAACGTGGATGGAATGGCGGGGATTTCCAAAGTCAGAACAAGAACTCCCTGAAGAAGTAAGAGCAGTTACAGATAAACAATTTACAGCGAATCTATAAACATGATTACAACTATAAATTTATTGATTGTTGGGGTGTCTCTTTTTTCGTACTTTGCCTTTACTTCACCTGAACCTTGTCCTAGAAAATATAGAGTAACACAAGAAAGGGGTGGTGTCTTAGCAAATCCTACTGACATCCACCGATACTGTGAATTAGACTACGGAGGAAGATTCGTATTAAAAGATGAAGATTCAAGATAAAGATACTAGATTAAGAATTGCCGGTTGGGCTCTCTCATTTCTATGTATGTTAATAGGATCATATTTTTTATGGCCTCACATACACGTAGCATTATTAGGAATTGCATTTTTCTACCTTGCGATTAAAATATTTAACTTCTCTACTTTTAAAGAATACAAAGAAGACCGCGTGAAACTATTACTCAAATTAAGCAAATGGTAAACTATGAACAACGAAGAAGAACATAAACAACAACAGCAACAAGGGGTACTAGACCCATCTGCAGAATTATTCATAAGGGGTCATCATGTATTCATGTCAGAAGTGACACAAGAAACGATTAAGCCTTTGATAGATTGGATAATTTCTGAAAACTTCAACAAAGAAAAAAAGAAGAAAGAACTGACATTGGGGATATGTTCTCCTGGTGGTGATTTGAATGCATGCTTTGCTTTAGTAGATGTAATGAAAGGTTCAAAGATTCCAATACGAACTATCGGAATGGGGATGATTGCATCCTGTGGATTGATAATGTTCATTTCAGGTACGAAAGGTAGGCGAATCCTTACACCAAACACCTCTATACTTTCCCATCAGTATTCATGGGGAACATACGGGAAAGAACACGAATTATTTGCTGTAGTAAAAGAGTATGATTTAACTACACAGCGAATGATTGCTCACTACAAAAAATGCACTGGTCTGTCAGAAAAAGACATTCGAAAGTATCTCTTACCACCGCACGATGTTTGGCTTTCTGCTAAAGAAGCAAAAAAATTAGGATTGTGTGATTCAATTAAAGCAACATATTGATTTTCCCGGTGATTATTTGATTATGGAAGGCCTTGACAAATTGTAATTATATGATATAATAGAGATAGAATTAAAGATACCGCAGGGGTAATCGTAGGGCTTCGACTCTCCACCTAGTTTAAAGCTGGGTACATTTGAAGCCACTCTCTCACTACGAAAGCAATAACCAAGCTCTCTTGCGGTATCACTATATATAATAAGTGATAATAATATAAAACTTGTGGAGAATTATGGTAAAGGCCGTTCAACCGGAAACAGAAACTACAGAAAGCCCAAATACTCAGGGCAAACCCAAACGACAAACTACAACAGATAAATTAAAAATTATCAATCCAGATAGTCAGGTAGAATTTAAGATTGATTTTGAAGGTGATGATGAACCACAAGAAGCTGTATCAGACAAAGCTTTGGGTGGAACAGAACTTATGAAAAAGTGGCTCTTTGAAGAAATGGAAAAGAAAGAGCCAGGATTGTTTGACAAGTTCCAGTTTATTAGCACAAGAGTTAGAAAACTTGAAAAGAAACAACGTATTCTTTGGGTTCATGACTTAGCTAATGACCCAGAAGTTCAACATCTAAAAGAGAAAGATAATTGGGGCAAGTATGAACGCGTTGTTTTTGTTAGTCATTGGCAGCAATATCAATTTCAGGCATATCTAGGACTTCCCTATGACCAAGGCATTGTAATTCAAAATGCTATCCACCCCATTCCGACTCACGAAAAACCAAAAGAAGACGATAAAATAAATGTTTGTTATTTCTCTACTCCACATCGTGGACTAGAGGTTCTTTTGGATGCATGGGATTTTCTGAGGAACACTCTTGGAGGGGGAAAGAATGCAGAACTGAATATCTATTCTAGTTTTGCATTATATGATCGCAAACATATGGATGAACAGTTTCGACATATATACAAACGAGCAAGAAACTTGGATGGTGTTAATTATCATGGTACTATCACTAATGATGAAATCCGTGAGATGTTGAAGACACAGCATATTATGTCATATCCAAGTATTTATGAGGAAACAAGTTGTCTTACTCTGATTGAAGCAATGAGTGCTGGATGTTTAGGTGTAGTTCCCAACCTCGGAGCTATTCCAGAAACAGGAGCAAATTTTCCGTGGATGTATGGATGGGAACCAGACCCCAAAAGACATGCACAAGTACATGGTCATATTCTAGGACGAGCCATTGAGCACTTCTGGGACGAAGATGTGCAAAACTTACTGAAGATACAACAAAATTATTTTGATATGTTTTATAATTGGAGTTTACGTGGTGGCCAATGGCAACAATTTCTCCATGCCATAGAACAAGAACTTCCTGTCGAAGAAGTCGAAGAAGTCGAAGAAGAAGAAAAAACAGAAGATGGCACAACTAGTTGATTTTTCGCAGATAGTCATTGGTTCTTATATGACAGCCGCGAAATACGCATCTACGGACATGGATGTTATTAGGTCCGCAGTATTAAATACATTACGAATATATAGAGTTAAGTTTGCAAACGAATATGGGGAATTGGTGTTGTGTTGTGATGACCGGCATACCTGGAGGAAAGAGATTTTTCCTAATTACAAAGCATCCAGAAAGAAAACTAAAAAATCATCGGGAATTGATTGGCAGAATTTATATGATTGCTTGAATCAATTAAAAGATGAGTTTGTTCACTGGTTCCCTTACAAAGTGATTCAAGTAGAGAAAGCAGAAGCAGATGATATCATTGCTACTTTAGTAAACTTAATAGATGAACGAACATTGATATTGTCGAGTGATAAAGATTTTGTTCAATTACACAAATTTAATGTTAGACAATATTCACCAATGCAAAAGAAATATGTTGAATCTCAATCAGACGGATGGTCACTACATGAGAAGATTATAAGAGGTGATGTTGGTGACGGTGTTCCAAACATTATGTCTGATGATAATGTTTTTATTGATGAAGGTAGGAGACAGAAACCAGTAACCAAGAAAAAAGTCGATGCATGGTATCATCTAGATCCAGAGACATATTGCAATAAAGAAATGTTACGAAATTATAATAGAAACAAACAGTTAGTTGATTTGAGTGAGATACCGGAGTCAATACGCCTAAATATAATTAATCAATTTGAAAATGCCAAAGTTGGTGACCGCAAACGCTTACTCACATACTTTGTAAATCATAGGTTAAAAAACTTAACTGAGAACTTATCGGAGTTTTAATTTATGGCACGGAGTATACCACTTATATTTGAAGATGTAGCTGCGGCAAATTCTATCAAAGCCCGTAAGAAGGTTTTGCTAGAAAATGAATCCAATCAGCTAAAGGAATTATTAAAATATGCCTTTCATCCAGATATTAAATTTGCTCTTCCGCCGGGGAAGCCACCGTATAAAACGATAGGGTCACCGGACGAGTACAATCCCACATATCTATATCCCAATATTAGAAAATTTTACTTATACATTGAAGGGGGTCATGACGGACTTACTCAATTACGAAGAGAGCAACTTTTTGTTCAGATGTTAGAAAGTTTACATCCTAAAGAGGCAGAAGTGGTAATTCAAATTAAAGATAAAAAGTTGAACTATAGAGGTTTAACATACAAATTAGTAAAAACAACTTTTCCAGAAATATTACCATAATGATAAATGTAGATAAGTTTGAAAATAGAATTGTTAAACTTAAGCGTATAGATTCTGATGGAAATGAATCAGCAACACATGCTGAACTCAGACAAATAGATTATGATCAATCAGAAGATGTACCCCGTTCTGTTACGGCTAGACTTACTGACCCATTAAATGTTGTGATTACTTTACGTTATGATAAAGGTGCTAAAAAATTCCGAGGTCCATTAAGGACAGATACTTTGGAATCAGATTTTAGTATTGATGACTTTATAGATAGTTCGAAAATGGGAACAGCCGACAGATACATGAAGAGTCCGAAAAGTACACGGGCAAAATTCTGAAGAACGGTAACCCAAACAGAAGAGGAACATGAAGAAATTCATTTTATTTCTTGCTATATTTCTTGTTGCTGCATTACCTGGAGGTGGTACTGGAGGAACAGCATTTGAATCTGCTGACTATTTTTATATTCATCCATTTAATACAAATCAAAGTGGATT